TCGGCGGTTCGCTTGAGATGTATTTAGACACCAACGTCAACGGCACTGATTATGGCAAGTTCTTTGTGACCTTCAATAACACAATCAGGACCTACAAATGGGAAACCACAGCCCGCTATGAACCGTCTGAGCCTCACCACTTTGCGTTTACATACGACAACGGCACAGGGGCAGGCAAGATTTACATCGACGGCATTGACGTCACCAGCGCAAGATCCGACAACGCAGGGGTCGCCGTCTTGGCGTACGAGACCTTTTCCTTGGGCCGTGGCGAGTTCCAACAGTTAGCGCTCATACCGTCAATACTCACGCAGACACAAGTTCAAGAAGCCGTCCGGCTTAGTGACGCCCAATACCCTGAGACAAGTTCGGCGCGTGTAACCCGCATCATCGGCAACACCCAGTTTTCGTCGTCGCTGGTGTCCACCCCGGCAAGCCCCGCATCCGACGTGCTGGCGCTCACACCCGACGCACCCACAGCAACGTCAGAACTTACCAAGGTCTCGAACTCGGAGTTTGCACCGATGTTTGTAAACAAAGCGGGCACCCTGACGCTTTACAGCCAGTCGCAAATCCGCACCCAGACTAAGTCGATTGTCCCGCAAGCCGAATACGGCAACGGCGTCGGCTTTATGGGCAACTCCATCGGCACCGAAGTGCAGCTGCAATACGACGGCGACTCCATGCGTAACGTGGCAAATGTTGAGATGAGTGGCGGCGGTGTTTACATTCAAGAGAACACGACCAGCAGTACTACTTACGGCGAGGCTGAGCAGTTTATTGCGACGCAGGTGCAGACCATTGAGGACGCCGATCAGGTGGCTGACATTATTGTGGGCTGGGGTGGGCAGGTGTACGCCAAGGCGTCACCGGTGTCGGTTGTGTTGTCGCCTACCGCATCGTGGGCTTCGACACTCGGACTCGAGCTGTTTGACAGGTTTACTTTGCAGGTCACTCCACCGTCGGGCAATGCGATCACTACGCCGATGTTGGCGTCTCGTATTGCGCACTCGGTTAGCCCTGAGCGTTGGGTGACGACGCTTGAGGGGTCGGCGCGTTGGGCTGCGGTATTTATTCTCAACCAATCTCGCCTAGGCGGGACAGACCTTTTAGGATGATGTCATGAGTTTCCCAGTATTTGCTAGTGGCGACGTGTTGAACGCCAGCGACATGAATGGTGTCGGGTTGTGGCTGGTCAAGACACAGACGGTCGGCTCTGGTGTTTCAAGCGTGACCGTCACGGGAGCCTTCAGCGCCGACTACGACAATTACAAAATCATCTATGCAGGGGGCAGCAATAGCACTAACGATTTGGCAATGCAGTTGAGATTTGCAAATACTGCACATCATTACGGCTCAATGCGTTATGACTCTTTTACTGGGGTAGGTAGCGGAACACTTGCCACTAACGCTCAAACTTTTGGGTATTTCGGTTTGACAGGTGCTGCAACACAACCGTTTTGGTCCATTGATGTTCTAAACCCATTCCAAACGATTTTCACCAAATGGTCAGGGTTTTTTGTTTCAAACCTTTATGCGGGGCAAGGTGGTGGCGTTTATGCACAAAACACATCAATTTCTGATTTCACTATGCTTACGCCTACTGGAACAATGACAGGAGGAACTATTCGTGTCTACGGCTACCGAAACTAAAAAGCCCCTACTCATTCAGATTGACGATGAGATTCGTGAGATGACACCCGAGGAGATTGCAGCCCATGAAGCGCTTATCGCTGACATTCCTGCTCTGCCTAGCCCTGAGTAGTTGCGCAGACCGCGTACGCGAAAACTGCGACACCACCCAAGCCGACGGCCTACTAGAAAGACGATGCCCATGAAACCCGAAAACCGCCTAACCAACGAAGAAATCAAAGCCCGACTTATACTCGTAGTCGGCATCGCACTCTCGTTCTCATTCGTAGCCGCCATCGTGTCGCTGATCTACGGCCTGCTATTTGTCGTGCAACCACTCGAGCAAGCACCCAACGACGCCGAAGCATGGGCAGTGCTGTCACCGATGCTGATGACCCTCGCCGGTGGACTCATCGGACTGCTCGCAGGCAACGGCCTCAAGGACAAGCCGAAGGACCCGCCAAGTGCCCCGTAAATACCCCTACTACCCGTCCTTCAACGGTGGCAAAGCGTCACCCGTAACCGTCTGGTTTGTCAAAGCAATGAACCGACGCTGGGGCTTCACCAACATGGGCATCTACTCCAACCGCACCATGAAAAACCCCAAAGCCATCGAAGGCGACCCCAAATGGCTGTCAGTGCACGCCACAGGTTGGGCCTGCGACATCGGGTACACAGACCGCAAAGTAGCGCTCATCGCTTGGGAGTGGCTCTTAGCCCACACCAAAGAGCTGCGCATTGCTGAGATTCACGATTACGCATACAAGGCTCCCGGTGCAACCAAAGCATGGGGTCGTTCTTATCGCTGCTCTAGGGGTGAAGGCGTCAAAGGGGTAAAAGTGCAAGACGCACCCGCACTCGGATCACCCGGTGGCAAATGGCTCCACGTTGAGATTGAGAACAGTTGGAAATCCGTTGAAGAGTTCCAGGCCGCTTTCAAGGCTATTCCGAAGCCATAGAACGCCCTCTACGCGCTTGGTCTTGCGTAGGGGCTAGCGGGTGGGGTTGTTGGTTTCTCCCCGGCTCCACCCGCGAACTCGCAAATACTTGACATTCTGTTTACAGTTGTTTACGGTGACGGTGTCGCCAAGGACAAGGAGAAACAATGACAACATTCGACGACCTGCCGCTGTTCCGCAACACCGACCCGCAAGGGTCTGTAAACGGAGCGAAGCACATCACACCAAAGCGCGGCTCACAAGCTATGCGCCTACTCGCCATTTATGCCCAGAACCCGATCATGGGGCTAACCGACGAGGAAGCGTCGTCGCAGGCTGGCATCCTTCACGGCTGGAAGCGTTGCGCCGACCTACGCCGCATGGGCTTTATTGAGACCACCGGCACGATGCGCCCTACTGTGGCACAGGTAAACGCTATGGTGTGCCGTATCACCCAGCAAGGTCTCGAGGCACTGAAGTGATACACGCAATCGTCTCATGGGTCGGCTTCGGCATCATCGTGTTTACGACCGTCCTAGTCATCTACGTCGGTATGACAGGTGACAAGTGATACCTGTTTACGGCTGGCTTCCGTTATGGTCGGAAGATAAGAAAATACTGGTGCAGGTGTTTACATCTGCGGACGGCCTGATCGAGCGAGTGACAGTCAACCACCGACTGTCGGTCAACTTGCCGTGGGGGCCATCTATTGAGGTTTCAGAGGATTGCTCAAACGAATTATGTGCATAGCACTTATCACCACTGCATTATCGGCAACACCATCCAAGGCGTACGGCGAGGAGCTGGTCATGGACTGGCGGTTCTACCGTCGGCTAGCCATGTGCGAAACAGGCGCAGACGTCAACCACTCAACCAAGACCTATACCGGCATGTTCGGTATTGCTCGAGGCACTTGGGTGCGTTGGTCTAACCGTTCATCGGCTGCGGGTCTCACCGCACTGCAACAAGCTCGAGTGGTGGACAACATCGCGTTTGAGGGTCACTGGTCTCGGGGTGTTTACAAGCACCCTGTCGGTCCGTGGGGTTGGGGTGTTGTAAAGTCCAACTGTCGAGGCCTACAACAGCTGCTATGCCAGTCGAAGCACCCGCTGGTGCAACGCTGGAAACGTAACTGCAAATAACACAACAAACATTGGGAGAAACAATGAAAACACGAGTAATCGCTTTCCGCGTTACGCAGGAACAATACGACGCGTTAGCGCTTCGCCTTGAGTTCTGTAAACGCCCAGAGAACTTTCACCGCACGCCAGACCTTCGCACCATGTCAGATTTAGTGCATGACACCATTCGAGAAGATTTGCTCGTAATGCTTGACGGCTTGGCTAAGGAGCGTAAACGCCTTGAGGCCAAGGCCAAGCGCGACGCAAAGAAAGCAACGGCTAATGGCGCTTAGTGACGAACAACTAGCCAAGCGTCTGCTCAACCTAGCCACCGACGCTCACCTATCAGGCAACTACCTAGCCCACCTATGGCTATCCCAAGCTGCGGCGCGCATCATGGAACTAGCCAACTGCTGGCACCCGTCAATGGGACACAGCGATGGTGTAGACCTTGGCGAATGGGAAACAGGCCGATGATCGACCCAACTGACTACCGGGTGAAGCACACCATTGTGGGTCTAATTCTTGGCACCCTGAACAAGAGCTGTAGTTGCGACCGTTTACAGATCAGGTGCTCGAGGTGCTACCTGCTTGACTCCGTTGAGGAAACATTGCCAGTGTTCTACTTTGAGGCGAAAAGCATTTACGACCGAGTTATGGAAGCAACAAAGGAGTACGACTGATGGGTTTCAACCTTGACGATTACGAGCCAGTAGCAGCGCGTCACGCCCGCTGGTTAGCCGACCACCCCAACGGTCGGACCATCACCCACATGATCAGCGCCCCCGGTGCAGACATCTGTGTGATTCGTGCAGAGCTGTGGCTTGAGGATGTTTGCATTGCTACGGGCTATGCCGAGGAGGTGCGTGGCGCTGGGAATGTAAACAGAACGAGCCACGTTGAAAACTGCGAGACCAGTGCTGTGGGTCGAGCGTTGGCTAATGCTGGCTACGCAGGCTCTGATGTAAACAAACGGCCGTCCCGTGAGGAGATGAGCAAGGTGCAGCGGATGAGCCAAGGCACTGACGCTCGTATGCCATCTGTGCAGGTCACCCAGCCCGCAGGCACAGCATCCGACAAACAAATCGGGTTTGCGAAGTCATTGCTGAAGAAGGCGGGGCATCCGTACCCGCAAGGTCTTGAGTCGATGGATAAGCGTGACATGACGGCGCTGATTGACGCGTTGAAGGCTGGCACTTATGAGCCACCTGTAAACACTGGCGAGGAACCGTTCTGATGGATGCCACCACCGCTCGGGACATGATTGAGGATTTGCAGCTGGAGATTGCTGAGTTGCGCGAGCAAATACGCCAACTCGAAGCTGAGCGCGACCAGTGGCAACGGCAGGCCATAAGCCATGGTTGAGTTCATCCAGTTCGTGTGCACATGCTCGCTGATGTTCATTCTCGGCGTCTGGTTCGGAGGGGCTAATGGGCGAAGTAAGTGAGCGCATCTGGCAAGACACCGTCGAACACCTAGCAAAAATGAACGGCTGGCTCGTGTTCCACCCGACCCCGCATCAGGTTCGTCCGGGTGTGTTCCGCAGCGACGGCCAAGGCTTTCCCGATCTAGTGCTAGCCCACAAAGAACGCGGTCTCATCTTCGCTGAGTTGAAGACTGAACGCGGGAAGGTGTCACCAGCGCAAAAGGCGTGGGCGCTTGCAATACTTCCGCATGCGGAGTGGTATCTGTGGCGACCATCGCAAGTCGAGTTGATTGCCAAGCGCTTGGGTGCCAAGCAGGACTAACATCCGCAACAATTGAAGACGACCACGGCCACGTAGGGGTTTGCACTCTGCTGGTGTTTACACGGGAACGTGGGTAGACGAGGCTTGCCCGAAACGGCTCGAAGCCTTGAGCAGCGTATGAACGACACAAACACGACGGTGACGGCCCTACAAGGATTCAAACGGCGACCGGTGGAGACAACCCACAAACGGCGGGAGGGACACCTACCCGAAGCCCTGTTGTTACCATGAGACCAACCGCAGCGAAGCAAGGGCGGTAGGAGAAACACAATGACCAGACGCGCAACACCCG